CAGCTTGCCATGCTCCAGATGGTCATTGCCAAGCAGGAGCAGATGCTATCGCAGTTTGGCCCAGCCAACCCGCTGGTGTCGCTAGGTCAGTACCGCAATACGCTAGGACGCTTCATTGAGGCGGCAGGCTTTAAGGATTCTGCCGAGTTCTTCAAGCAGATTACGCCTGAGATGGATCAGCAATTGCAGAATCCACCTCCGCAGCAACCGCAAATGTCGCCAGAGGCGCAGGCGGTCATGGCTCAGACTCAGGCAAACATTCAGGCGCAACAGGCTAAAACTCAAGCCGACATCCAAGCCCAACAAGCCAAGATGCAGGCTGAATTGCAGCTTGAGCGCGAGAAGGCTGCGCTTGAGTTACAACTGATGCGCGAGAAGGAAACTGCTAAATTGCAGCTTGAAATTGAGAAACTTCAGGCGCAAAATGCTTTGCGCCAGCGTGAGTTTGAGACTGAGGCGCAACTCAAGGCTATGAAAGTTGGAGCCGGAATTACCAGCAACGTGGAGATACCGGGATGAATTATCAAGATTTAATGGATATTCTCCAGAGGCGGCAGCTAAATTATTGGGCTGGCGTTCCTGTTGATGCTAATGCTCCATCTATTCAAGACATTGTTACCGCTATTCAAAGTCAGTATTCACCAACAATGTATGCGCCACAAATAGGCGGTGCTAATAGATTTGTTGGTGGTGGACAGATAGGGCAAACAGGGCAACCCAGTCAATTTGGCCCAATTGAAATAATGCCTCAATATGGAGCAATTGCTCAATCATTGCAACCGGGGTTTGTTCCGTCATCTTTTGACATAAATGTTTATAAAAATGTTAATCCTCAAACATTATCTGATGTAATTTCAACAATAGGAGATGGAGGTGGTGGATATGGAACAACTACTGGAAACATTAGCGTTGATGATAATGGACTTGCTTCTTATTCTCAAGTAAGCCCAGAGGCAGTACAAGCAATTGGTATTGCTTTATCTATGATGGGAGTTCCTTTTGCAAGCACAATTGCAAGCGCAACAAAAGGCTCTATTGCAGAGGCGCTTAGTAATATGGGTTATAACAGCGCAGTTGCACAAAATATAGCAACAGTAGCCCAATCTCTTGGTATTGACGCATCTGATCCAGCTAATGCTTCCGCAATTTCATCAGCAATTGATTCATTGAGCGCATTTGGCCCCGGAACATCAAGCGCCACAACTGGAGTAAGTGGAACTGGCGGCGCTGCATCAGCAGCAGCAGCAGCGGCTGCGGCAGCAGCGGCAGCGGCAGGACATTCAGATGCAGCAATTGGTGCGGCATCCCAAGCTGCTGCTAATGCCGTTGTTGGTGGTGCTAATGCTCAGGATGCCGCAGCCGCTGGAGCAAATGCGGCTATGTCAGCGGAAACAGGACTTTCTGCCGAAGGAATTGCCGCTGCTGATGCGGCTGCAAGTGCTTCTGCGCCTAGTGGTGGAGATAGCGGAATGTCAGATTCTGTATCTGCTGCTGCTGATGCGGCTGGAGATGCTTCTGCCCCTAGTGGCGGCGATAGCGGCGGCGGTGATGGCGGCGGCGGCGGCGGTGGCGGCGGCAAAATTGTTTGTACCGCAATGAATAATGCTTATGGTTTTGGATCGTTCCGCAATGCAATTTGGATTAAATACTCATCTCAGCACATGACAAAAGCGCATGAAATTGGATACCATACAATTTTCTTGCCGCTTATTTCTCTTGGATACCAAAAAAATATCAAATTTGTTCGTAAAACTCTTGAACATATTGCTAGGCACAGAACTGCTGATTTACGCGCAGAAATGCGTGAAACAAAACGCGATAAATTAGGACAAATATATAGATTTATTCTTGAACCAATTTGCTATTTAGTTGGAAAAGCTAAAGGATATTGATGGACAAACTAACCCTAGCTGAGTGGTCAATCAATCTTCTTGATGACGAATGTTTCATAAAAGTCATCAATGATTTGAAAAATCAGAACATTAGTGCTATATTAAACACTAATCTTGATGACATTGACGCAAGAGAAGATGCGTATAGAACCATCAAGACCATTGATTTGATCGTTGGACACTTGCGAAGCCTATCGGCTGAAAAGCAAATCCGAGAGAAGAAATGGAAGATTCTGTGAGGAAACTCACCCGCAGTCCAGACGGTTTCTGGCGATTTAGTGAGATTTAAAAATGGAAAACACCAACCCGCAAGGGAGTGAAAACCTAAATGTTAGTCAAGCCGCTTCTGCGTTTCTTGGTCTAATGGGTGACGATGGAGCCGATAAAGGCCAACCGGAGGAAATCCAAGCAGCCGAGGAAGTCGTGGAGGAATCTGCTGATTCTGACTCAGAGCCAGTTGAGGAAGAAGCATCGGAGCAAGAACATAAGCCAAGGTACAAGGCTAAAGTTGGCGGTGAGGAAATCGAGGTTGAAATTGATGAGTTAATCAATGGATACCAGCGAAATTCTGACTACACAAAGAAATCTCAGGCTCTTGCCGAACAACGCAAGGCTGTTGAAGCCGAGCGAGTTCATCTTGAGCAGGTAAAACAGGAGCGACAGGCATACGCCCAGAAGCTGCAAGCGTTGGATCAATTCCTATCGCAACAGAACAAGGGTGAGGACTTAGACGCATTGAAGGAAGTTGACCCAATCGGCTATGCCGTGAAGGTCGCAGAACGCACAGAGCGCGAAAAACAGCTTGCAATTGTTAGAGCCGAACAGCAACGCATTGCTAACCAGCAACAAGCCGAGCATCAGCAAAACTTGCAGCGACATATTGCCTCTGAAGCTGAAAAGCTGAGTGCGATCATTCCTGAGTTGTCCGGCAATAAGGGCGATGAGGTTCGCAAACAAATACGCGAATACGCCAAGTCTGTCGGATGGACTGATGCGGAACTGGGGTCTGTGTATGACCACCGCGCTGTTGTGACTTTGTATAGGGCAATGAAGTTTGAGCAACTTCAGAAGTCGAAACCTGAAATTAACAAGAAGGTTTCTCAGGCTCCGAAGATGCTTAAATCTGGTAACTCTGCGCCACCTACACAGTCACAGCAGGATAAACAGGTGATGCAGCGGCTACGGCAAACTGGAAAAGTCCAAGACGCAGCCAAAGCATTTGAGCGTTTTCTTTAATTTTGGAGTTTTATCAAAATGGCTACCTATCAAACCTATACCGCTATCGGTCAGCGGGAGGACTTGAGCGATGTGATCTATAACATTTCGCCCACGGATACCCCGTTCATGTCATCCATTGGCAAGACCAAAGCTACCGCGATTTACCATGAGTGGCAGACCGACAGCCTTGCCGCTGCTAGTCTGAGCAATGCAGCCGTTGAGGGCGCTACCGCTTCTGACGCTACCATGTCGCCCACCACCCGCGTTGGCAACCGTACCCAGATTTTCCAGAAAACTATCAAGATTTCTGGCACTCTGGAAGCCGTTGACAAGGCAGGCCGTAAGTCGGAAAAGGCCTACCAGTTGGCTAAGGCATCTGCCGAGATCAAGCGCGACATCGAACTGACCCTGTTGAGCAACCAAGTTGCTTCCAACGGTAACAGTTCTACTGCCCGCACTCTTGGCGGCTTGCAGGCATGGCTGGCTTCTAACGGTGACTTTGGCTCCGGCGGCTCCGCTGGCGCTTCCGGCACTACCGCACGAACCAACGGAACGAACCGCACCTTTGACGAAGCTACCCTCAAGACCGTTGTAAAAGAGGTCTATGAGTCCGGCGGCTCTCCCAAGGTGCTGATGGTGAATCCGGGTCACAAGCAGACCGTTTCCGCTTTTGCTGGTATCGCAGCACAGCGTTATATGGCTCCGTCCAATGAACCCACCACCATCATCGGCGCTGCTGATGTTTATTTGAGCGATTTCGGCACGATTTCTGTCGTTCCTAACCGCTTTATGAACAGCACCAACAGCGGCAATGAGACTGCCTTTGTGGTTGATCCTGACATGGCTGCGGTTGCCTATCTGCGCCCATTTTCGACCAACGAACTGGCGAAAACTGGTGACAGCGAGATGACCCAACTGTTGGCTGAGTTGACCCTTGAGGTCAAGAACGAAGCCGCACACGGCATTATTGCTGACCTGTCGTAATCGACAATGGAATGAAAAAAGCCTCGGCTCAAAAGGTCGGGGCTTTTTTCTTCTAGCCAATACTGATAAAATTTAAGGCATGAACACCAATAATTTCCGCAAAACTATTGCCCACGCTGATGGGGATGGCGGTTTGATTATTCAAACCACTCAAGATGTTTCTGGGATTATTGAAGCCAATAAGCGTGAATTTAATTCATACGATGAACGGGCTAGGTGGTCTGACGATGTTTACGGCAATAAAGTTGCGTCAATTCCATTCACGGTTATTGATGATCTAAACAAAGCAGGCATCATGCGCGGCTTTGCTGTTATTGACCAAAAGCGGTTTGTTTCTTGGATGAATGATCCAGATAATCGCGTGTTCCGTACAAGGCCTGGAGTTGTCTAATGAGTTTTACAAGCTACTCTGATTTGCAGGACGCAATAGCAGGATACCTTGCGCGTTCTGATTTAACTACGCAAATTCCTGACTTTATCCGTCTTTGTGAGGTGCGTTTGCGCCGAGACTTGCGTATTCGTCAGATGCTCAAGAGCGTTACGACTGCAACCACGGCAAGCGATGACACAGTTGAGTTGCCGTCTGACTTTCTTGAGGCTAGGGATTTCATCGTTGTCGGCAACCCTGTGCAACCGTTGAATTACCAATCCCCCTCATTGTTTAATCGCAATTCTAGGGTGGCAGAGGCAGGCAAGCCTATTGACTACACAATTCTGTCAAACGACTTTCAGCTTGCTCCAATCCCAGATGGCGCTTATACGGTAAAGCTGTTGTACTACGCAGCGCCAGCGTTTTTAAGCAGTTCAAACACATCAAACGCATTTTTGGCTAATTGCCCAGACTTGATGCTATACGGTTCATTGATTGAGGCAGAACCTTACTTGATGAACGATGCCAGAATCAATACATGGGGAACCATGTTTGATCGCGCTAAAAATTCTTTAACCACATCAGACCAGCAGGGTCAGTATTCTGGAGTTCCGCTGGTGATGACAACCACGGTGAGGTAAATATGTCTGAAATGTCGAACTACTTGGAAAATGCTCTTGTAAACGCAGTCCTGCGTAACACTAGCTACACCAGCCCAGCTAACGTATATCTTGCTCTGTACACCACAGACCCAACTGATGCCGATTCAGGCACAGAGGTCAGCGGAAACGCTTATGCCCGTCAAGCAATAACCTTTGGCGCTCCGTCAAATGGGGTAACTACTAACAGCGCAGCAATTGAGTTCCCACAGGCGACAGGCTCATGGGGAACAGTTGCCTATGTTGGAATCCGTGACGCATCTAGCGCAGGAAACCTGTTGTTTCATACCCCATTAGATGCCTCTAAGACAATTGCAACTGGTGATGTGTTTCGCGTAGCCGCAGGCTCACTTAGCGTAACTCTGGCGTAATGGCTGATCTGCTGCCTCCGTGGACGATAGATTCGCTCGACCAATTAAAGTCGAGCATTGATGATCTTACGCTCACGCTTGATAGCAGCCTATACCAGACATCAGTAACTCTTTGGGATGCCTACGGGTCTGTAAGCGCATCAGCGTCTGTTACGGCAGACGCAACAAGAGTCCAATACGCAAGTGCAGACATTCAGGCATCAGCGTCTGTTACGGCAGACGCAACAAGAGTCCAGTACGCAAGCGCATCAATTACGGCAAGCGCAACTGTATCGGCTGAAGCAAGTATTGTTATAGACGCAAGCGCACAAATTGTTACACAAGCAACTTTTAGCGCTTTAGGTGGGATCATTGCAGATGGTTCGTGTAGCTTTGAATCAGCAGCAATAGTTAGCGCAAATGCTTATGTTGTTTATGCTGGAAACGCTAATATTTACTGCAATTCTTTAATTTCCTGCAATGCCTCAAATGGTCATAGTTGGACTGATGTTCCAGAAAATGCTAATAGCTGGAATGATGAGGTATTTACCACAAACACATGGACTACTCAATCGAATGGAAGTAACTCATGGCAACTCAACGCATAACATTTGGTGAATGGATGCCTGACCAGCCGGGGATCACAGGCGCATTGATGGACGCTAAAAATGTAGTGTCCCAAGCCGTTGGGTATGGGCCTCTACCAACCGCTGCGACATTTTCTGAGGCTGCTTCAGAAAATTTAACTACACTTGTGGCTGGGAAAACTCCAAATGGACAAACAAAGCTATTTGCTGCCGGAGCAACAAAGATATACGATGTATCCGGCGTTGGCGCTTTAACAGATGCGTCAAAGTCTGGCGGCTACACGCCAAATGCTAACAATGACAGATTTCGTTTTACTCAATTTGGCGATGTAATCATTGGCACTAACTTTAGTGACGCAATGCAGTCATACACGCTTGGGACATCAACAGACTTTGGTGATCTTTCGGCATCTGCTCCACTCTCAAAGTATGTGACAGTTGTTCGTGACTTTGTTGTTGCCGCATTTACTAAAGAATCAGGAACAACCTATCCAACGCGAGTCCGTTGGTCTGACATCAATGATGAGACAAACTGGACTCCTAGCGCAACATCTCAAGCAGACCATCAAGACATCCCAGATGGCGGTCATGTCGTTGGGATTCGTGGCGGCGAATTTGGCTTGATATTGCTTGAAAAAGCCATTTATCGAATGTCTTACATTGGTACGCCATTCGTGTTCCAGTTTGACAACATATCTCGCGGCAAGGGATGTGTTGCCGCTAGTTCAATTGCCCAAACCCAAGGCGTGACATTTTTCTTGTCGGATGACGGGTTCTATGCCTGCGATGGACAAAATGTTACGGCAATCGGCGCTGAGAAAGTAGATCGCTGGTTTTATTCGGTAGCCGATGAAAGCGCATTTGATCTAATGAGCGCAGCAATTGATCCATTAAGAAAGTTAGTCATTTGGAACTTTAAGGACACATTTGCACAACGTAAGCTGTTAATTTATAACTTCAAAACGCAAAAGTGGACTTATGGAGATGCAAATTCAGACTACATTTCTGATGCCTCTACCGCAGCTACCAATCTTGAAGATTTAGACGATATTTCTGCCAGCATTGATGCCCTTGCTGTCAGCCTTGACTCTATACTTTACATGGGCGGCAAATACTTCTTGGGCGGCACAAATGGCGCTTATGTTGTTACATACAACGGGCAACCAGCTACTGGTGAAATCATTACCGGAGACATCACGGCTGGGTATCGCTCCGTGATTACTCTTGCAAGACCGCAGGTGGACAATGGATCAGCAAGCGTAGCAACAGCAAGCCGCACATTGCTAAGTCAGGATATTGTGTTTAATACATCAGTTGCCGCAAATTCTGAAAACAGAATTTCATTGCGGTCAAATGGAAATTACCACAGGCTGAACATTACACCAACAGGCGCAAACTGGAAAACTGCTGTTGCCGTTGATATTGATATTATTCAGCAGGGCGTTAGATAATGTTTCGCGTTTTACCTGTCTTTGGCGGTGATCCAAGAGCGATCTCAGAGGTTGTTAATGGGGTTATGAACGGCAAGACCAACAATCATGGAACCGTCACGCTTAACACAGGAAACGCTACATCTACGATTATTTATGATGAGCGCATCAGCCCAGACTCAAAGATTATATTGATCCCTTGGTCTGATGCCGCTGAAGTTGATTCAGCGCCATACGGTCAATTTTCCAACAATTCAAGTCAAACAGCCCCCAGCGCAAATACCGCTGCGGTTGTTCAATGGGATACGACTGATTTATCTAATGGTGTATATCTTTCTAATACAACCAGAATAAATGTTAGAAATGCAGGAACATATAACATTATGTTTTCCTTGCAGTTGCAAAATTCTAACAATGACCATGAATATGCGGAAGTATGGTACAGGGTAAATGGCACAGATGTAGCCAATTCTGGCTCAAGGTTTGGTTTGCCGCCAAGGAAGTCAACCGGATCACCTAGTTCAGTTATTGGCTATATGAGCATATTTCTTGAATTAGACGCAAATGATTATGTTGAATTGGCTGGCGATGTGTCAAATACAACAGTAACGCTTGAAACCTATGCGGCAGATGTTAGTGTCCCAAGGCCAGCCATCCCTGCCGCAATATTGTCAATTCAGTATATTGCTCCGATGGCTTATTCAAATGTCTATGTAAGCGACAAAAGCAAGGGGCAGGCTACCATTGCCCATTACGCCAACAGTACGGCTGACAAGACTTACGCCTATGTTGTCATCGGTTAAAAACTTATTTATAATGTGTTCCAGCGGATCAACCGTCATGGAATCCAACTAACTTTTAGGAGTTAAACATGGCGGTCACAACCACCACATCCATAGACCCAACAATCCAGCCGTTTTTAAGCTATGGCTTGGGTGAGGCGCAGCGCCTGTACCAGACGGGTGGGCCGCAATACTACCCCGGTCAAACCTACGTTTCGCCATCCCAAACCACACAAACTGGTTTGCAGGCGCTTGAGCAACGCGCAATGCAGGGTAATCCCCTACTTGGTCTTGCTCAAGGTCAATTGGTTGGAACAATTGGCGGTCAATTCCTTGGCGGCAATCCATTCTTTCAGGGCGCATTTGCCCCTGCCGCACAAGCGGCAACGGCTCAATTCAACAAGGCAATTGGCGATGTGACAAGTGCCGCATCTCGCGCAGGACGCTACGGCTCTGGCGCTATGGAGCGTTTGCAGGGTCAGGCATCCAATCAGCTTGCCCAGCAGCTTGCTAACACGGCTGGTCAATTGGCTTATCAAAATTACGCTCAGGAGCGTGGCTTGCAGCAAGCGGCAACAATGGCTGCTCCACAAATGTCTCAGGCTGACTATCAGGACATTCAGAACCTGCTTGCCGCTGGTCAGGCGCGTGAGGGCTATACCGGACAACAACTGGCATCCGACATTGCGCGCTACAACTATATGCAGAATTTACCGCAGCAAAACCTGTCGGCTTTCTTGTCATCCGTGTACGGCAACCCGATGGCTAACCTAAAATCTGTGAGCCAAAGCGGGTATGCAGACACATCCACCCTGCAAAATGTTCTCGGTACAGCAGCAACGCTTGGCGGCTTGTATAAGAACCTTGGCGGTTCTACCGGAATAGGCAATCTATGGAATCAAGCAAGCAATTGGCTTGGTGGTAGCCCTAGTGTTCCTATATACCCAGTTAATCAAGCAAATTTAGCAGACCCATACGGATCAGGCTTGTGGTCTTGGGGAGATTAAGACATGGCAGGATTACTTGATATTTTTGGTACAGGCGGCACTCAGACCTTGGGGCTGCTTGGTGGCGATATTCAGGCTGCGCGTGATGAGGCGCAGGCAAATGCTTTGTACGCACTAGCAGGCTCATTGCTGTCTGGTGGGCATCCCGGCTTGTCGATTGTAAAAGGATTGCAGCAGGGTCAACAGGCTTACAAGGAAGCAATGCTCGGCAAGATGCAGGAGCAATTGCAGGGCGTACAGGTCGAGGATTTGCTGCGTAAGCGCAAACTTGAGCAAGAGGCTCTTGCGCGTCAGCAAATGATTGATCGGGCTATTGCTAGGGCTTACATTCCCGGAACTGCTGCACAACCCGCTAAAGAAATTTATGGCGAAGACATCATGGGCCAGCAAGTGGGTGAGGGAATTATTCCTGCTGTTCCTGCTCAGGCTCCAAGGCTTGATATTCAAGCCATTGCTCCAGCGTTGATGGCAAGCCCAGAGGGGCGTAAGACACTTGGCGACTTGATGACAGCACAGAAGGCAATGCTTGGTGAAACCGTCAAAGTTGGTGAGGGTGAAAAGGCTTACAGGATAAATCCATTAACCGGACAACCGGAATTTATCTTTAGCGGTGGAGAAAAGCCTGAAAAGCTAACTGGTATTGAAGGAAACATTGCTCATTTGCGCTTTGGCACAAATGACGTAAATAAACTTATGGCTATTCCCGGAGCCGCTGCTTACATTAAAAGAGAGGCAGAAAATCAGCGTAAGGAAAGTAAGCCAGTAATCAATCTAAATGATCCTACCGCTGTTTATAAACAACAATTAGAAACTGTTACCAAGTGGGAAAATTTCCTTTCAAGCACAAAAACAGATGAATTGGCAAATAGAGCCAATAACTTTTATCAGGCATATAACTTAGCGCAAACTGGAAATAAATCTGCCGATGGCGCAATGATTTATAACGTTGCAAAACTGTATGACCCAACTGGAGTTGTTCAGCAGGCTGACATCAAAAATGTTGTTGGTAATAGGTCTATTCCAGAGGCTGTTAGATTTGCGGCGCAGAAAGTTACATCTGGAGGAACTTTGCTTGATTCTGAAAGAAAAAATCTTAAATCAATTATTGATGAACTTGTTACATCTAGGCAAAAAAACATTATTCCATCACTTAACGCATATAGAGCAATTAACTCAAAACTTGGTGGCGATCCATCATTGCTAATAAATCCATTAGAAATGATTGAAAAACCTAAATCGCTAAATGAAATTCTTGGGGGTGGACGATGACTGATGCAGAAAGAATCCAAGAAGCATTAAACGCTGGTTACAAAAAAGAGGATATTCGCGCTTGGTATCTTTCTAAAAATATCCCATTACCGAAAGAACTTGAGGTATCTGAGGCAGAAAAGATTGGCGCGGCGTTGCCTAAATCTGCAAAGTTAGGTCTTACTGCATTACAAGGCCCAACATTAGGATTTGCAGATGAATTGGCTGGTTTGATTTCAGCGCCATTACTTGCAAAACCCGGATTGCCTTTGTCAGAGGCTTATAAGCAAGGCAGAGACATTTACCGTTCTGGAGTCGAAAGTTATCAGCAAGAATATCCGATAGGCGCGCCAATGGTTCAAGCAGGCGCATCGTTGCCTTTGGGTATGCTTGGGATTGCCCAAAAAGCATTGCCAATGCTAGGCCCAATTCAAAGAGCAATTACCGCTGGCGGTGTGTCAGGTGCTATTGGCGGTGCTGGTGAAGCTGAAACGCTTGAAGAAGTGCCGCAAAAAGCAGCAATTGGGGCTACTTTAAGTTCTGTTCTTGGTGGAACAACAGAAACAGCTATGAAGATGGTACGTCCTGTCAAAAAAGCTGCCACTCAACGCGCCGCTGGAATTATTCCAGAGCAGATGCGTGAATTTGTAGATTACTCATCTGCCGACATTGCAAGACGTAGAGTTGCTCAAGCTATGCTGCGTGATGGTGTCAGTACAGATCAAATTGCAGCAAGAATGTCAAAGCTAGGTGATGACGCTGTAATTGCTGAAGCCGCTGGCATGAATACACGCGATTTGCTAGATACAATGGCAACGTTGCCGGGGCGTACAAAAAACCTTACAGAAGAACTAATTAGAACAAGGCAGGCAGGGCGAGGTCAAAGAATGTTTGAGGCTGCTGAAAGACAATTGTCTCCAAGTGGAGAGCGTCTTGCATCAACAATTGACGATCTAATTAAACAACGAGCCACAAACGCATCCCCGCTTTACGATCAAGTAAGAAAATTAAATATCGAACTTGACAAAGAAACTGTTGACATTCTTAATGCGGCGCAAAAACTTGGCGCATTTGAAAACGCAAAAACAATTGCAACAGCATTACGCCAGCCGTTTACATTGTCTGACATGAAAAATGTCACGCAGGCATCAATGCCTGATTTAGACATGGTGAAGCGTGGCATTGATGACCTAATAAGCAGTTCAAGAGCTGTTGACCAAAAGGGGAATTACACGGCATTTGGAAATGCGGTTAATAAGCTAAAAAGTGATTTGCTTGCAAAACTTGATGACGCAACAATAGACATAGAAACTGGAAGATCAATTTACAAAAGTGCGCGTGATGCGTTTGCTGGCCCATCTGCCTTAATTGATGCAGCAGAACTTGGAAGAACCATCTTCAATAAAGATTCTGCATTGATTCAAAAATCTATTAAAAACATGGGTGAATCTGAACTTGAGGCTTTCAGGATTGGCGCTTATGAAAATCTGCGATCAATTGCTGGAACGCAGTCAGGTCAGACAAGACTTTTGAATATGTGGAAAGAGCCTGCTACACAAGAAAAGTTAAAACAAATCTTTCCAAGCGAACGGGCTTACCGTGAGTTTGCATCAGACATTGCGGCAGAAGCTAGGAAAAAAGGTATTGAGACTGTTGGCAGAGGTTCACAAACTGCTGCAAGAGAAGCGCGAATGGAAGATATTGGCGCTGAAACCTTAAAAGATATGGGCGCTATTGCGGCAGCAAGTAAAACAATGGATTTGGGTTCGTTGCTTAAACTTATTCAAGGGACAATGCAGCGCACTATTGTTCCCGAACCTGTAAGAAATGAAATTGGAAGAATTTTGTTAAGCAGGGCATCAAGCGGTGATGAGTTAAGAGTGCTGCGCGAGGCTTTGGCTCAAATGGAGCGTCAACAAAGAGGCGCTGCTACGACTAGTGGGATTATTGGTTCTCAGTTAGGTATTCCTGCTGTTGAGCCTGTAACTGAAGCATTAAAATCACTTCTCCAGTAAGAGGTAAAACATGGCAAAAACCAAGATTTCGGAGTTTTCAGCAACTCCCGGTAACAATACCGACATTGACGGTATTAACATTGCCGAGGGATGTGCGCCAAGTGGCATCAATGATGCCATCCGGGAGTTGATGTCTCAACTCAAGGACTTTCAAACTGGCTCTGCTGGGGATTCGTTTAATGGGCCTGTTGGTACGACAACAGCCGCTGCTGGAGCGTTTACAACCCTGTCAGCTTCAAGCACCGTAAGCGGAACAGGATTTAGCACCTATCTCGCAAGTCCTCCAGCAATTGGCGGCACGGCAGCCGCAGCAGGAAGTTTCACCACCCTAGCAGCCTCTGGAGCCTTCAGCCTCAGCGGAGATCAGGTGCAAGTTACAGAAGGCGGTACAGGCGCTTCCTCAGCCTCTGGCGCTAGAACAAATCTGGGCTTAGTGATCGGCACAGATGTTCAAGCCTACAACGCCAACAACGCAGTCACTAACACAGCACAGACATTCACCGTCAGTCAGCGCGGCACAGTCACCACCGACAATGACCTGTCTTTCGACATGAATGTGACGAACAACTTTAAATGCACCCCAACAGCAACAGGCGCTCTCACATTCACTAACATCACAGCCGGTCAAAGCGGATATGTCCTCTTAGTGAACTCAGGTGGCTATGCCATCACCGCAGCGGCAACCACAAAGGTGGGAGCAACATTCCTGTCCACGGTAAGCGCAGCAGGTACATATCTCATTAGCTACTTCACAGATGGCACGAATGTATATGTCACCGCATCAGGAGCGCTTTCGTAATGAGCCTCTTAGCAAACTCCAATGCCATTGAGGCAGGCGGCTACCAGATTAGCCGTAGTGTGCGTTTGCGCTCTAGTGCGAATGCTTATTTGAATAGGACGCTGACAACACCGACAAACAACAAGATTTACACTTATAGCCTGTGGGCAAAAAGAGGTACGCTTGGCTCGGCGCAAATGTTATTGTCTGGCGGCGATGGTTCTTCAAACAATGATGCATGGTTTGGTTTTAATTCAAGCGATCAACTTGTGTTTGCAAGTTTGACTGGAGGTGCTTATAAGATTCAAGTAAACACTTCAGCGGTTTTTCGTGATCCTAGTGCTTTTTATTCAATTGTTTTATTTGTTGACAATACGCAGGCAACTAATAGCAATGGAATAAAAATATATGTTAATGGCGTAAATCAAACATTAACATATACAACATGGGTTCAAAACGGTGGCTCTAGCATAAATACTGCCAATCCTCATTACATTGGCAGGCTTAATTATTCTGCCATTCAATACCTCGACGGATACCTCACCGAAATCAACTTCATTGACGGACAAG